CGTTGTTGACCGCTTTGTCCATCGTGGACTCGATCACGTTGACGATCAGGTTCACGCCAGCGTCGGTCTGCGGGATTTTCGTCGTGGACTGGTAGAGCAGATTGTAAACGTTGTTCTGGACTTCGTTCTGCAGCCAGTCCGTGCCGTGCACTTCATCGAAGAAGTACCCGTTGGCCATCACGCCTTCCTGAATGATCGCCGTTGCGTTGGCATAGGCGACGAAGACGTTGCAGTTCTTGCCCTTGAGGGCGTTCGCCTGCGTCTGCGTCAGCTTTTCGGCCGATACACCCGGCTCCTGCTTGAACTTCAGTGTGATCGTGCTGTTGTTCGCCGTGAAATCCACGGTGAAGGCGCGGCCGAGCAGCGATGCCACAGCGTAAGGCGATGAGGACGAATACTGCGTCACGGTACGCTTGTAGTTCGCCGTTTTCAGCAGCGACGGCAGATCGTTCGTAACCGTCGAGTCCAACGCCTGCGTGTTGGTGATCGTGATGCCCAGGATATGCGACACAGCAGCGCCCTCGATAAAGGCTGCGGCCTGAAGATAAGCAGCATCGTTCGGCGCCGTCTGCGTGGCCACCGTAACGCCGTACCAGTCGTTGGACATGTCGGCAAAGGTCGTCAGGGCAGACACCAGCGTTTCGGCAGCAATGCCGCCAACCGGAGCAGATGCCAAACCGGTGGTCAGCTTAAGCTGTGCGGAGATATCCGTGCCGGAGCCCGTAGCCGAAGCATAACCCACGGTCGACGTTACGCCGGTCGTGTCGGACTTGACGATGAACCGGCCGTTGATGGCATCCCACGTTACAGTCGCACCTGTGAGCGCTGTATCGATGATGGAAGCCACGCCATTGAGGTTTGTCTGCGCCGAGAAGTTCAGGGCAGAGAGCGTCTTGGTGGCACCGTCGATATCAATCTTGAAGGAACCGGCCGTGATCGACGTCCATGCAGACATAAGCTGTTCGGAAGCCGTCAGGACACCCCCGTTCAGCGTGCCCTTCGTCGCGGTCTGCGCCCAGCGCCCCACATAGAGGATTGCCGGCTGGGGGCTCTGCGAGAAGAACAGGTTAGCGGCAAGATATTCCGGGGCAGTCGTCCCGAAGTCAGAGGCCACGCCATTGAGGTCGGAGTATGTCCGCATCCTCTGGCCTGTGTCGATGACGTCGCTGGATCCGAGGATCAGGAGCGCGCCGAAATTGCGTGCAGCCGCGGCGATGGGGCTCAGATTAACCGAGACGTTCACCACGTTGTTGACATTGAGACCTGTCGCCATTGGCTATCGCTCCTGTGCGGTCCAGTTTTCGGAATTGGTTTCGGATTGAATGGAGCCACCGGCCCCAAGCAGGTTGAGAACCGGGTAAGTCCTCGTGATCTGTCGTCTCAGCGTGAACGGCACGTCGAAACGGCGCATCCACTGCGTGCTGATGAGTTCGGGTGCTGCAATCGTGTCTCTGGCCTCGTAGAAGGCCATTCCCTGCGATTGGAGCACTTCCATGTTCTGCGGTATCTGCAGACCATCCTTGAAGGCTGCGGCGTTTGCCTGCCCTGCTGGCCCATAGAAGGAAACGAGCAATTCGATCGTCTCGTGGGTGATTGACTGATCGCTGCCGTCACCGTCGCCCAGATGGCGCACGGCGTTGAAATTGTCTGATCGCTGGCGGGTGATCCCGAAGGCGCACCAGTTGACGTTTATCGCCGGCTGCTTCGGTGGGTTCTGCTGCCACCGGGGGCGGACCAGAGAACCTGCAAGGCCGGTAATCCCGACGATGGCCGCCTGTATCTGGTCTTCAAGATCGGCGTCCTGTGCCGGTCCCGTAGATGTTGGCTGGAGATACCCGCCCGTTGCTGACGTGTTCATGTTGGGGGAGCCTCGAGCAGGTTGGTCATAGTGAAGATTGCCGAGACAAAGCCTGCCCCGAAGTTCGTCCAGTCGTTCAGCGCAGTCAGGCGGTAATTCACGCCGTTCCAAGCCATCTCATCGGCCTGCGTCGTTTCGGTTGCAGCAACGAGCCTGAATGTGGTGTGGATCATTACGGAGCCTTCCACCCTCGTCAGGTCGGGAAACCGCTTCAGCATGTCTCCCTGCCCCGCTGTGACGGCGCCAACGACATCGGGGAACGTCTCGGTGGTAATGACCGGTCGGCCGTTTGATCCGATTGTCTCGGTCTTGCGGGTGATGGTGACCGTGTCGCAGAAGTCGGGATCGGATAGGAGTTCAGTGACGTCAAGCGTTGCCATGGTCACTCACCTTTCGGACGAACCGCGTAAGAAATGCTTTGCCGAAGTGAACCGGTGTCGATCAGCGGCTTTTCACCGGACCGACCTTTTGCCTTGCGCTTCGCCAAAGTGGCCGGAGCAAGAGGATCAAATGGCCCATCGGTGATTTTCTTCTGCACAGCGGCCTGACCGATAAGCCCGACCTTGTGCAGCGTCTTGTCGGCGGCTTCCGCGTCACCCGTGAGTGATTTGATCGCCCCGGCTTCCATCGTCTTGCCGATGTCCGGCTTTGCGTTCTCGATGCCTGGCACCAGAAACGCGCGCTGCGGGATATTCTTTTCCGGCACCCCGGTTTCCATCAGGTAGCCGATCTCGGCGTTCGTCAGGGGGGATTTCTCACCCTCCTCGGGCGGCAGGTCGGCTTTATCCATTGAGGACTTCTTTCTTCGTCAGGGCCTTGATGTCTGACAGAATCTTGTCGACCATATCCTTCTGGACGGTCAGGCCAAGCGTGTTGGCCATCAAGCGGCTACCCAGCGCGCCTTGTCGCCGTTGTTGACGAAGAACGGCGTCGGAGTGGAAGCTGCGACGAATGCCCGCGTAGCGGTCGCAGACGACGGATCGGCAGGACTCTGCCCGAAAGTCACCCAGCTATCAGCCGATGCGATGACGTTGCAGATCGGGTTCGATGCGTTGTCACCGGTCGGAGCCTGAGTGATCGTGGTGCCGGTGCTTGAAAGCGTTTCTGCGGCCACCAGAGGCCCGAGGACGGGTGCGCCGTTCGCGCTGCCCTTCAACTGCTGGCGCCACTCGAAATGCACTCCTGAGAGAGCCATGTTGATCTCCGTTAAAGCTGGAGACCGCCAGCACCAAACATGTCCCGCAGATCAGCGAAACGCGTGCCGTAGGTCGTGAGGTTGAGGTATCCGGCGCCATCGACTGTGGCGACAGTGGTATCGTAGCTGACGGAAACCCCATCAACCGCTTTGGATGACTGAACGCCAGAGGTCGAACCGGGAACGCCGCCTGCTGCCGCCGCCTTGCTATCCTTCTTCCAGATCGCAAGGTTATGCGCCGTCAGCAGATAGACGCCGAGGTCGTAAAGCGTTCCCCATCGATCGAGGTTGACAAGGGATTGGGCATATCCGAGCCACAGATTGACCGTGACATCGGGATAGGCGGTGGTGTCAGCAAATTCAGGGAACGCGGTTCGGAAGCCTGAGGCGTCGGCCATGGGTTATTCAGTCCCCGCGTCACCAACTGTAATGTTGATGGTTTCACTTGAACCATCACCGCCGCCGCCGCCGCTTGTTGCAGCTTCTTCCGTCTGGGCCTGTGCAGCATCTTCGGCTGGCGCATCTGCCTTGGCCTTCTTCGAAGACTTTGGCGCAGCGCGCTTTGCTGGCGCAGCCTTGCGGCTCTTGAGCGGGTTCGGCAGAAGTCCGTTGGGCACGTCGCCGCCCTTGGCAGCAGCGGTTTCAGCCTGTTCCGCGGCCTTCATTTGCGCCATGCGGATGGCTTCCTGGCTCTGGCGAACGGCTTCATTCTGCGCGGCTACCTGTGCAGCAGCGAGTTCCTGAGCTTCCGTCTGGGCCTGTGCGGCGCGCGCGCGGCGATCTTTCGAGGCCTGCACCATCCACTCATGACTGCCTTCGGGCGGCGGTGGCGGCTCAAAACCTTCGAGATGGGCCTTGGTGAACCAGTGTTCAGCAACTTCCTTGTCGACGGCGTGCTCGCCAACGTCGAAAACTTTGACCTCGCCGTTGTCCAGCGTGAGCTTGAACGGCGTGGCGACTGTAATCTTTGCCATCGTGATTTCTCCTTGTGATGGGATCAGGCGGGGAAGTGGTTATCCCCGCCCGCTCGATGGCTTGGCGTCAGATGCCGTCCATGTACGCCAGCGTTTCGCCATAACGCGCCTCGACTTGGCCGATACGGCCGAAGTAGGTCGTGATCTGGTAGAGGGAACGATACTCGATCGGCGTGCGCTGCATCGGCACCAGCGGGAAGCGGACGTACTTCGGATCCTTGGAGTACGCGACCATGCGATCAGTGCTGGATGCGCCGCGACCGGTCAGCCACTTCAGCGGCTGGATGTTCAGCGGCTGGCCGTTGACGGTGTTGGAGATGCAGTTCTGCTTCAGGTATTCCAGTATCGACACGTTGCCGGCCGTGGAGACCGTCTGCGATGCGAGGTAACCGAACTGTGCCGGAGGAACGCGCAGATCGCTGGGAGCCACCGCGTAACCCGTATTCGCCCAAGATGAGGTAAGAACCGAGTTGACGTCCTTGAGGATTTCCGCCGGGGTCTTGTTGATCCAGAGCGGGGAGCCGCCAGCACCGTTCGGGGCATTGGTCGGGGTGACCGATGCGAGGTTGCAGAGGCCGTAGCAGGACGGCAGGGTGCTGTCACCGATGTAGACCTGCTCATCGATGTCCATGTTCCACTTGAGGGTCATGGCATCGTATTTCTGCGTGTCGACCGGACGGCCAAGCTGTGCGGCGCTTTCGAGTTCCGGAATGGTCCAGGAAAGCTCCATACCCCAGAGATGCAGAGGCTGGGGGGTCTTGCCGATGTCGATCTGGATGGTGGAGATCGCATTTGCGCTCTTGCTGATCCAGTTCTTGCCGGTCGGGGTGATGCCGCCAGGCGCTGCGAACGAGCTGTTGGTGAACGAAGCGAGCTCGTCACCGATCTGGACGTCTTCACGCAGGTCGATGTCACGCGACCAGGTGTAATTGACCAGAGGCTGGTTCAGGGTCTGGTCGAGACGTTCGAGTTCGCCAACAAGGAAGGCGCCGGCGGAGTCGATGGTTGCCCGGTCGAAGGTCGTAAAATTGTCGCGGGTCTTTGCGCGCAGGATCACCGGCGAGGTAAGTGCGGTGCTGCCCACGATGTTGCGAGGATGGAACATGTGTTTCTCCGAATGAACGACGGCAGCGCCGCCTCAGATGGTGGGGAATGGACGGCGGGGTTACCGCCGCTGGGATCAGATGTTGTAGGCGATTTCCACGTTGCCTGCGGCGTCGGCTGGGCCCATGAAGGTAAGGCCAGCGGGCGCAACAGTGTTGGTGGAGTCCGCAGCGCCTTCGAAGCCGCCGATGGGCTTTCCAGCAGCAGCGGCAGCAACGCGGATGTAGACCTGGCCGCCCTTAGCGACGGTCGCGCCGCCGTTGAGCAGGATGGTCATGTAACCGCGCTTGAGGAACGATCCGATGCCGCCGGTCTGGGACGGTGTTGCAACGCCGAGAGCGTCACTCGCCGTGCTGGGCGACTGGTAAGGGAACGGCTTGACATTGATGCCTGCAAGAGCAGTTGCCGCTTCACCGCCAGAGAACGGCACGTAGGCGCCGCTGGAAAGCTTTGCTGCAAGGCCGAAGGCAGAGAACGGAGCGGAGGCAGAGTAGAGGCCCGGTTCAACCGTGGCATGCTCGGTGCGGGTGAGAACGCCAGCGATACCGGCCGGCATGCGGGTCAGGTAAGACACCATGGATTATCTCCTTGGGAGGGGTCAGCGCTTCCAGAAGGCGCGGTGGGCTTCGTTGATGCTCTTGATCGAATTCGAGTGAGCATCGGTGGCAGCGCGCCGGGTATCGAATACCTGAGCGCGGTTGTTGGCTCGCTTGGCGAGTTCGGAAGCGCCCACGAACATCTGCTTTGCAGCGTCACAGGTGAGCTTCGAGAAGTCGGGGCGATCACCGACAAAGGGAGAGACGAATTCCTTGCGGTCGTCGTCCTTGAAGGCATTGGCGAGGGCCTTGCGGCGCAGAGCGCAGAGCGAGTCTGCGGTCTTCTTCTGGTCGGCCTTGGCGTCGAATGTCGGCAGTTTGATACCGGGGGACAGGATTTCGGCGCGGGCGAGAGTTTCGGTGAACTCGGATTTCAGGCCAGCGGAGTCGGTGGTCCGCCCGTTGGGGTCTTCAGCGTCGTCCGGGTTGGGGGAATCGGGGTCAACGTCTGGATTCGGATCATCGGAATCCGTGGTGCCGTTGTCTGGTGCCGCCGCCTCGAGTTTAGCGATGCGCTCTGCCAAGGTAGCGAATGCATCTCTGAACTCATCCTTCAGGGATTGAATTACTTCCGCAACATCAGGCGTATCACCATTGTCGGTGGTATCGACTGGGTTGTCCGGTTCCGGCTGCTTCAGTTCGATGACGAGCTTCTGCGGCTCCGAACTTTCGTCCACCTTGTCGAGTTCTTCAGTCAACGCGGCTTCATCCTGGGCCTTGAAGGCTGTCCAGATGCGATCCCGCAATGTACGTTTTGCACCCATCTGGGAGCCTCCTGTACTGGTTAAAGATTGATTGTCGCCAACGAAACACCGAGGGCCGCAACGCCCCTTATCGACAAGGGCGACGTGATTGCCGATGATGTTGG